GATCCCAATCCAGAGCGCAAGGGCAAGGCCCGCATGGTGGCCACAAAAGAAAGTATTGGCGGGCCAACACTGGGAAGCTTGTGCACAATCAAAACCAATTTTCCTGAAGCTGATTTTTGGCTGGTGAGACGAGGAGACAGAAAAAATGTGGGCAAGCCAACGAAAGAATTCGGCCCCTATCACATTGGAATCAAAGTAACCGACGTTGAAAAGCTGATGCCGCAGTATCTCTATTACATGATGATGCATCTCCACAACCAAGGCTATTGGCAAACCAGAGGCATGGGCACAACCTCTCTCATGCATATACGCACAGAAGATGTTAAAAATATTCAGTTGGCCTTGACTGAGGAAGAGCTGCAAGAGCAATCACTTTGCCCTCATTGTGGTGGACACATGGTCAGCCACAGCTTGCTAAATGAAAAGAAAGATGCATGCTACTACAAAGTCAAGAGTAGATATAAAGTTTGGCCCAGTGCCTATGCTAGTGGTGCATTGGTGCAGTGTAGGAAAAAAGGCGCCAAAAACTGGGGTAACAAAGGAAAGAAGCAATGACCAATCTCAACAACACAGAACACATGCGCCAGTTGATCCAGCTGGTTGAATCACATACAGCGAATGGATTAGCAGAGGCTAGCCGGGGCGGCTGGAATGCCTACACTAAGGACCAACTGGCTGATATCAAACAACAGATTATAGATTATCGCAATAAAGGCAAGACTGATCGAGAAATAAGCCAACTTATGGATAAAAGTCAAAACTGGGTTGCTGGTATGGTTCGGGATTATTTCCCAGACTTACGTAAGCGGATACCCTTAGCTCGAGCTGCAACAGATGCTGACAAAGTCACAATGGCTCAAGATTTTCAACAAGGCAACACAACCTTAACCCGACTAGCAAAAAAGCATGATATATCTATGGATACCGTGAAGCGTTGGCTTGAAACAGAGTTGGGCCAGGAAGAAGTTGCTAGATTGCAAGCTTTATATGGCAAAAAACCTGACAGAAACTGGACTCAAGAAGAAAAAGACTGGGCTGAGGATCAATATCGACAAGGAACAGGTCCGCTTGCTATAGCAGCCATATTCATGAAAAATATAGATACACAGCCACTGGGTACCGAGGAGATGACTGACAAGCACGTTAGTAATATGCTCGGCCGTCTTCCCAACTATCGAGAACTACAAAGTCAATTTCAAGCTAACCGACATCTTCGTAGACAGCCAGAACCATTTACCGCCTGGATTTACCGCGCAGGCAGGCCAAATCGTACAGGTCGTAAAACTGACTGGCCACGGGGACGAGGATACAAATGAAAATCTCTGAACTGTTATTTGAGTATGATCTCAAAAAAATACAACAACTGGACTCTTTGTTGGCTCAACGACAACCCGATAGAAGTAGGCCAAAAGCTGCATCAGTAAAAGAACTAGCTGATTGGTTGGAAACAGAGAAGAAAATCACCAGTGGAGAATTAGTATACTGGATCTTGAGTAGATATCTCAAGATACTGCCAAATAATCGATATGGAATCAACAAATGGGAAGACATAGGAAGTAGGTTGATACCTGGACTTGAAAAATACACCAAGCTCAAAAACAAGAAAAAGATTCCACCTGAAAAACGAGACATAAATCAAATCAAATCTCTAGGTGAACTGGAAGAACTACTTGACCAGTTTCCTGATGAGGAAGTTGTCAGCAAGAAAGAACAACGCAGTGAAGAAGAACAAGGCTTTTTCTCACGAAAAAAAGCCACATTGCTGTACAATGATTCACAAATCAAAGTGGTAATTCCGCATACAAAAGCTGCCAGCTGTTACTTTGGCAAAAATACCAAATGGTGCACTGCTGCGCGGAGCGATAACATGTTTGATGCCTACAACGACCAAGGTCCCTTGTATATTGTGTTGATCAAACCACTCAATCAAAGATATCAGTTCCACTGGGGCGAAACAGAAGAAGACTTCATGGATGAACGTGATAAACCTATTGATCCCAAAAAACTAGCTGATCAGTACCCAGTACTGTATCAAATCTTTGCGCCTATTGCAAAGAAAAACAAGTCACTTGCATTTAACAAAAACCCAACTGAACAGGACTTGATAGACGCAGTCTTAAAAGACCCATATTTGATTAGGACTATCAACAATCCCAGTGAAAAAATGCAACTCGTAGCCGTCACTAAAAATGGTGATGCTATCACATACATCAAAAATCCCAGTGAACAAGTGCAATTGGCAGCAGTGAAATCTTTTGGGCAGGCACTCAAACACATTGAAAATCCCAGTGAACAAGTTCAGTTGCAAGCTGTGACCAATGATGGTCTAGCAATTCGATACATCCAAAATCCCAGTGAACAAATGAAACTGGCAGCAGTAAAATCAGAGGGAACGTCTCTACGATACATAAAAAATCCCACCGAAGAAATGCAATTGATAGCGGTCACCAATCATGGTGCAGCCATTGAATATATTGCCAATCCCACAGAAGAAATGCAATTGATAGCAGTCAGCAAATTTGTTCCTGCACTTCAATGGATCAAAAACCCCAGTGAACGAGTGCAATTGGCCGCAGTAAAAGAGACTGGCACTGCAATTATGTATATCCAAAATCCCAGTGAAGAAATGCAATTGGCAGCAGTTAAATCTGAACCACGAGCAATACACTATATCAAAAATCCCACCCCACGTGTGCAAGCATTGGCCAAACAACTAGGTGTATGATGAAAATCTCTCAACTACTGAACAAGCCAACACCCTCTATTGCCAGCTTGGTGAAAAAATACAATTCAACAAAGGAAACTGTGCAAGCTGAACTCCAGCGTGGTATAAAAGTGGAGATGGAGCACACCAACGACCCTCAAGTGGCAAGAGAAATAGCCTTGGACCATTTGGGTGAGGATCTCCACTACTACAAAAAGTTATCCAAGATTGAGCGAACTCCTGTCAAAGAATCTACACTGATGGAGTTGTTTGATTTGAACCGGGTGCCCGAAGGAGTAACACCTCCAGAGATGGTATCAGATGTCACAGACAAAACCATTTACCAGTTCAGTGTTCAGGGAAGAAAATACCTGTGTCAGTTCACAGACGTTGATAGAGACACTTATGATCTAAAGTTCAAAGACCCTGAGGGCAGAATGAGCATCACAGGTGCTGGTAATGCAACAAAAGTGTTTTGGGGTGTGGCTCGAGCGGTGAGCATGTTCATCAAGCACAAACCTGTTGCACTTTTGAGATTTGGGGCAAGTGAGCCCAGCAGGCAGAAGCTCTATAATGTGCTGAGTCAAAAATTAGCTGACACGTTGGGTTGGAGAAGAGAAATCATCAGGTATCCAGATGATCCCGCCAGCTACTTCCGCCTATATAATCCTCAATACACCAAACAACCTCTTGAAGAAGGTAGAGGCACAAGTGTAATTGTTGTTGATGTGCAACCTGCCTACTCACCCGGCAATGAACAATTGTTTGAGCGAATCATCCGGTTTGTGAACAATCAAACTGGATCTGTGTTGATGTTTGTAAATGCCGAACAAGACGCCATGACAGATGACACTGTGGCTGAGATCAAAGCCTACTGGGAAGACGTTGTGAGAGGCGAAGAGTGGGATCCAGAAGATTATGATGAGAACCCAATCGACTGGAGCAGGTTTCAAATCAAGGACAAGGGATTTGGATTTTTCAGGAGTTGGTTAGATCTCGGCATAAGTGATCAAACAATAATCAAGACTATCCGCCTGATGTATCAAAACAAAGTAAATGACAGCAGAGAGTTGTTTGGTGGTGAAGACAGTGATGACTATGCTTTGAATTTCCAACAATTTATTGGTCCCGAATTTGAGAAGTGGATGCTGAGTGATGGTATAACCGTAAACTGGACCAGTGTAGCCCAACTGAAGCGTTTCAGCGGAAGTTATATAGTTGGCGGGGGCAGAAATGAGTGCCTACGTGAAGTTGAACTGTTGATGAACGCCTTCAACATCAAATACAAAAGAATAAGAAGCATGGTGTACGGATGAGATTGATTGATCTTTTTGAAGCAGTGAAAATAGACAATGTCAAAGGGTTGGGAGAAGTTCCTGACAACCAAAACGTAGACTATCTCGGCTTGCGTGTAGAGATGCGGCCCAGTGTGTTCCTACGTTTGGTGCACAGTCTCCCACGAGAACAGGCGCAGAGCGCAGACTATATCGCACAGCATCTAGAACAGGGCGGAAGCATTGCAGCCCCTTGGTTGGTGATTTCTGTGCCAGCAGAGTGGGAAACTGGTGACCTTGAAATGCCTGCCCGGGTTGTAGGGCACGAGGGCCGTAACCGCATGTATGCTGTGATGGAAACTGAGGGCGACGCCCCTGTTGAAACGCATTTGTTTTTCTCTGGCGGAGTGCGCCATCGCCACATCACGCCCCAGTGGATCAAAAGACTTAACAACAGCCTTATTCCTCAAGGCAAATCATTGCCCATGGGCGGACCATTTTTCACCACAACCGGATCCACTAATGAAAGCACCACCCGCACCTCAGCCAAAGGTGCGCCCGGAACCCTCAAAGCCAAAATCACACGCCACTATGGTGGAGAGGTCACATGCGCCAAAGCCAAAAAACTCAAATCTAGAAAAGCTGCTACTCCGCATGACAAGGCACAAGCCAACTGGTTTCTGAACATGCAGGACTGTGATGAGAGCAAATTGGAGGGAGTGTTTCGCGGAGAACCAGAGCATGTTCGATGGATGTGGAACAAAGACGATAATATTGTGCAAACCAAATTTGATTACGCAGGACATGAGGTAGACATTGGATTAGAGCCAGTTGATGGCAGTTTTTTTGATTATGGTCCGTATGTGGCCAAACATCATAACATCACTATACCCGACGATTGGACCGGTTACAACATCACCTTTTCAGTGGATGACAGCATTGGCATAACCATGGAGTTTGGAGAAAAAGGTGTACAGCTCTTGGGCAAAATAGTCCGAATCTTACGTGGGTATTTGACGGCACACCAATGGGACTATGTGACATTCTCTGGAGATCCAGGAAGTAGAAATCGTTTGTACTGGGCCATGTCTCAGAGGCTTGCAAATGAAATTGGAGGCCAAGCACTGCAAACCCGCAACTATTTCACGATTTTCAAAAAGAGCTTACTAGAGGCTTTTGACTATCAACTTCCTCAAAGCAATTGGAAGGTTGTGGGGCAGGGAGAAAGCTATATTACTTTTGAATTCCAAGTTGATGACAATGAATATACACTTGAACTCATGTATCGGCCCGAACCCCAAAAACAGGGCATATATGAAGTCATGTTCTCGCACAAAGAGCATGACTTGGATGTCAGCGGTACAGGTTCTGCATTCCGGGTTTTCAGTGCTGTTGCACAATTGATCAAATACGCTATTCAACATCAAAAAACAGTTCCCATCAAGGGAATATTTTTCACCGCACAAGGAAGCAGCCGACAAAAACTATACTCCAAGCTGAGTCAACTTTTAGCCAAAAACTTGGGATGGCAAGTGTCCACTGATCCTCAAGATATGCCCTATAACATCAATCCCAAAATTGAAAAAGGTTTCCTAGTCAAACAGACTAAACTATCAGAAGAGGGAGGTGTAGGGCGTGTTGTCAAAGGGGTGAACACAACCTCTGACGTTGGACCTAGAGAAATCCAAAAGCAAGCAAGAAAATTTGGTAACATCACAACACCTGATGGTGTGCCCCCTCAGATCCAAACAAATGGAAAGTTCAAGCCTGTTAAATAAAGGGCAATGACAAATTTATACAGTTTTGGCATGGATCCCACCAAGTGGTATAGCAGGGGATTGTGGGCTAGTTCCCAAAATGAAACCAGTTGGATAACTGGGAACAACCCAGTTCAAGGATTGGGCAGCATACAAACCATGGCTTACGGCAACAGCATTTGGGTTGGGGCAACCAATTTTGGAGACTTCACTGTCAGCAGTGATCTAGTAAACTGGTTTTCCTACACACCTGAAAACAAAAGTTGGCTGGTTAACAAAGCTACATGGGGCCAAGGCATATTTTGTGTTGTGGGTCATGAAAAAAATTTCAATAACTTGAGTGAAACTGGATTTATTGCTGTGAGCGGCAATGGTGGTCCAGCCACCTGGACCAGAAAATATGTGAGTTATCAAGAGCCCATGACCTTGTTTGACATCAAACATTATGGAGCTGGAAATTGGATAGCAGTGGGCAGCACCAACAACTTATCAACACCTGTGGTGTTGGTGAGCACAGACAATACTGACACTTGGACTAGAGTCACTCTTCCCAGTATCTTGCCCACAGGAATATACAGTGTTGAAGCCAGTCAAGGAGTGACTTTGAAAGTTTGGTTGGGTGGCAAAGGATGGATAGCTTACACACCAGATTTTCAACAAAACAATACACAGTGGACCTTGTTTGATCAGCTGAGTGACCAAGGCAAAAACAAACCCATCTCCAGGATTTTGTATAGATCAACCACAGGCCAACAAGCAACAGTAGCCTTGACTGGTGGTACAATTTGGTTTACTGACAACAGTTTGAACTGGAAAAGTCAAACTCAGGAAGGTTACAGATTCCAGGATGCAGCCAACTTTCAAAACCCCATAACCCAGACAGAATCATTTTACTTCAGTGTAGGTGGAATGATGAATCAGTATACAGGATTCAAAACCAATTGGCAGCCCACTAGTAGTAGCTCTTTTTCTCTGGAAGGTTACAATAATGGGGTGCAAGCCACCAGCTTTATTGTTGTTTGACACATGCTACTCTTGCCACACAATCAGTGCATACCAACAAACGTGGAGCAAAACAAATGGGTATCGGCACTCTTGGTCCAAATGATCGATCCAAGATCATGGCACTTGTGAATTCAGGTATTGACGTTATGAGAGAGATTGCCACTCTCAAGGAAGGCTTAAAAGACCAAGTGGGCGCAGTAAGCGAAGAACTTGATATTGACAAAAAGATCCTAAACATGGCTATCCGCACCGCATACAAAATGAGCCAACAAAATCAAGACACTCTCAATGATCTTCAAACACAGCTGGACAGCGTGGAAGAAGTGCTAAAAGCAGCAGGTGTTTCCTAGAGAGTCACATGCTCTCTGGCTTGCGTTTTCAGGGCTGGTTAAGCCTCAAGGATCCAAGATTATCTTGGCTTTTGAAATTGGAGGAACAGCCAGCAGTATGCTGGCTGCCGCCTTATTGGCATTCCAAGCAATGCCTTTGAACATTTTGTATTTGTTTTGGTTGTTTGGCAGTGTGTCCTTGACCATCAGCAGCATATTGCGTAAAAATCAGTTACTGACCCTCCTGATGTTGTTTTACACAGGTTTGAATTTATATGGATTATGGAGTTTTGGATGACATACGTTGACGCTATTTTGGAAAAAGATAAAAACTGTATTCATGTGGTGGAGCGTGTGAATCACAAAAGAGTGTTCAACACATATCCCAGCAAGTATGTGATGTATTTTCCCAGCGAGCGTGGAAAATACACTAGCATTTATGGTGAACGATTGGACAAATTTGAAACCACACGATGGGAAGAGTTTCAAAGAGAGTGTCGCTTGGTTCCAAAAACACAACAATATGAAAGTGATAGCAATCCCATTTTCCGTTGTTTTTATGAACATTACAAAAATACAGTAAGTCCACAGTTGCATGTTGCTTTTTTTGACTTGGAAACTGATTTCCATCCTGATCGCGGCTTCTCGTCAACTGACGAGGCGTTCAATCCCATTACAGCAGTATCTGTATATTTGAGCTGGCTGGGCAAAAACTTTACTCTTGTTCTCAAACCCCAAACACTCACAGTAGAGCAAGCATCAGCAGTTGTGGACAAATTTGAAGACACTGTGCTGTGCAGTAATGAAACTGAGCTGCTGGATGTGTTTCTCACCCTGATTGAGGATGCAGATGTTCTCACAGGTTGGAATTCAGAGGGGTATGATATTCCCTATTTGCACAATCGTATCATTCAAATTTTGAGTAAGGAGCACACTAAACGACTGTGTCTCTGGAATAAATTTCCCAAGAAAAGGGAGTATGAAAGCTATGGCAAGCCCACTATTACTTTTGATCTAGTGGGCAGAGTCCATCTTGACTATCTGCAACTATACCGCAAGCATACCTATCACGAGATGCACAGTTATCGACTGGACTTTGTGGGCGAGTATGAAGTGGGCGACAAAAAGATAGCTTACGAAGGCAGCTTGGACAAGCTCTATAACGAAGACTTTGAAAAGTTCATTGCCTACAACAGGCAAGACGTTATGCTGCTGGTGAAAATTGATCGCAAGCTGAAATTTATTGATCTAAGCAATGATCTAGCACATACAAACGGAGTGTTGATCCAAACAACAATGGGGTCAGTACAGCTTATTGACAATGCCATTACCAATGAAGCACATGATCTTGGTCTCTGCATACCAATTCGGCGTCGTGAGACAGAAGTTCAGAAGGACAGTGACGGCGAAGACATTGAGCCCACTGGTATTGCTGGTGCATATGTGGCTGACCCAGTTGAAGGCATGCACAAGTGGATTGGCGGCGTAGACATCAACAGTCTATATCCCAGTGCTATTCGTAGCTTGAACATGAGCAAGGAAACAGTAGTAGGGCAAATCCGCCCTGTGGGTAATGATCGTTTGATTCAACACAGGATGCAAAAGGAAAAGCGCACTTTTGCTGACAGTTGGAACGAGATGTTTGGCATTATTGAGTATAACCAAGTGATGAATCGGGAAATGGTTATGCTGACTGTGGACTTTGAAGACGGCACCACTGTGGAACTCAGTGCTGACGAACTGTATCAATGGATTTTTGAAAATCCCAAAAAGCAAATGACTCTCAGTGCCAATGGCACCATTTTTGATCTCAACAAGGAGGGTGTGGTACCAGGCTTGCTGGCTCGCTGGTATGGTGAGAGAAAGGAGTTGCAGGCAGAAGCCAAAGCATGTTTCAAAAAAGCTGATGAAGAACCTGATCCCTCTAAGAAGAGTGAGTATCAAGAAAAAGCTGATTTTTATGACAGAAGGCAGTTGATTAAGAAAATTTTGCTAAATTCACTTTATGGAGCTATCGGAAATTCTAGCTCATCGTGGTTTGACAACCGTATTGCACAAAGTACTACTTTAACAGGTAGATGTATCGTCAAACACATGGGTAGTAAGATCAATGAGGTAATATCAGGGAAATATCACTACAAAGGTGATGCTATCATATATGGCGACACCGACAGCATTTATTTTAGCGCATACCCTGTAATGAGCCAGCTTGAAGACTTCAAAAGCTTTGATTGGAGTCGTGAAGCAGTGGTACAACTGTATGATCAAGTTGCAGACATCACTAACCAAAGCTTTCCTGGATTTATGAAACAGGCATTCAATGTTCCTGAATCTCGTAGCGTTATCAAAGCTGGTCGTGAACTGGTTGCAAGCCATGGCTTGTTCATTACCAAGAAGAGATATGCTGTGATGATTTATGACAAAGAAGGCAAGAGAAAGGATGTTGACGGCAAGCCTGGTGAAATCAAAGCAATGGGCTTGGACTTAAAGAGAAGTGACACACCCAAGCCAGTTCAAGAGTTTTTGAGCGAGATTTTGACGTTGGTTTTGACTGAGGTTGACAAAGACTCAATTTTCGATCGCATCAAAGAGTTCCGAACTGAGTTCAGTAAATGGCCCAGTTGGGCCAAAGGCAGCCCCAAAAGGGTCAACAATTTAACACAGTATGGTATGATCAAAAAAGCACAAGAAAGTGTTGATCTCAAAAAGGACCCAGTTAAAAGAAAAACCATTCCTGGGCATGTTTTGGCCTCGTTAAATTGGAACTTGTTGTGTGACATTTACAACGACTATGGTTCAATGCGTATTCAAGATGGCCAAAAAGTCATTGTGTGTAAACTGCGATCCAACCCATTGGGCATGACTTCTGTTGCATATCCAGTAGATCAACTCTACTTACCTGACTGGTTCAAATCCTTGCCCTTTGACGACGCTTTGATGGAAGCAACAATTTTGGACAAAAAATTGGAAAACTTATTGGGTGTGCTACACTGGAATCTAGAGGATGCCAAAAACAACGAAACTTTTGACAGTATGTTCAGCTTTTGAAAGGTTGACAACTCAACGCCAAGTCAAGTAGATTTGGGAAAGTCAACCTTAAGGACCAATTTATGAATATTTTTTCTGCTATTTGCGAAAGCATAAGACGTGTGTTTGGAACCAAGCCCCAAGCAGAGCCAACTACACCATCAACACCACCAGTTACTGCGGCAGCCCAACCCGTAGTTGTTACACCAGCTGGAAATCCAGTGCCGCCAGTTGCACCTGTTCTAGAGCCTGCGCCTGCTGTAATGTCCAACACAGACACAAACTCCAAGGCGACCAAAGCACCCAAGACTACAAAAGCTACCAAGCAGCCCAAAGAAACCAAGACTGTGAAGGAGCCCAAAGTCTCAGCTAAAAAGAAAAACAACTAGCGCAACACAATGCAGAGCCCTCTCTTTGGAATCTCCTCAGAAGAGAGGGCTCAACTCTTGCGTTACAAGCCCTATCCCCGGGCATCCACAAGCAATTGGAACAATTCTCATTCCACCCAATCCAGCACATTGGTATTCCTCACTGGACATTTGTGCGTCAACACCATAACTCAAGACTTTCACGAAGTAGACAGCATTTGTGAAGCGGAAGATCTGTTGTTTTCTCAAGCAGAAGTTGTGCTAGAAAAATATGATGGTTTGCCATTTGCATTGCGCAGGCAAGCTTCGCTTTTGGGCCACAAAAATCGTAGAGGATGCGGTAATATTATCTTCACCAACAGTGATATATTGTTGAAAATACCCAGCAGCCAACTGTATCAAGATGAGCAAAACACTGGAACAAAGGTGGGCAGGTGGTATTCAGCTGGTGTGCTGCGGAAGTTTGACAATCAAGGCAGTCAAATTTTCATTGGGGAACATGTGCCTGAACACACTGCTTATGTTGCTTACAAAGGGCGCAGTGATTTGGATAGTGTGGCTACGTTGTTTCAAAAAGATCATGAAATGAGATTATGGTGTCCAATTGTTGTTGACATACCTGCAACTATTGCTCACTATATTACAAAGGTTGTGTTTGACCTCTAAAACCAATTTTGGAAAAATTATGAAAACCCAAAAACGCCTATATGAACCCAGTGAATTGAAAACGTTATTTGAAGCATTGAACAGTGCGCCACCTTGGCTTAGCAGGAGGTATGTGCTTAAAAACATGTTGGGTTGGACTGACGAAGATTTGAAACAAAACGCAGCATTGGTTGACGAAGAAACAATACAACGCAAAATGGGTAATAAAGGAGCTTATTGAAAATGACAGCAACAGCTATTAAGGATGCAATTTCTGATCTTGCAAAGAATGTGATCAGCACTGGTTTTTATGAAAAGATCAAGGTATCTGGTGGAACCAAAACCAGCACAATTGAGGCTATTGACAAGGACAAGCAAGTTATTCTCAAGGCAGAAACCTTGAACCCAGTGGATGGTTGGAGTGGTGAATTTGGACTTGCCAATCTTGGCTTGCTCAATAGCATTGTGAATGACCCAGAATTTGCACACAAGGACAGTAAGCTGGAACTGGTGTATACTGAGCGCGAGGGTGTGGATGTGCCCACTGAAATGCACTACACAAACAAAAGCAACAGTTTCATCAACTATAGGTTCCTGGCTAAAAACATGGTCCCTGATCAACCCAAGTATATGGAGCCTGGCTGGGACGTGAAGATCAAGCCCAGCAAGAGCAACATTCAACAGTTCAACTGGGCTGCTGGATCACTTGGCAGCTATGAACAATATTTCATTCCCAAGACTGTGGACGGTAATCTCAAGTTCTTCATTGGTGACGAAGGCGCAGCTACTCAGCGAGGCGGTGTGGTGTTTGCCACCGGTGTTACTGGTCAATTTGAAAGTTCACACAAGTGGCCCATTGGGTTGGTGAGTGCACTATTGAAGCTGGTTGATGGTGCTGATGCAGAAATGAGTTTCAGTGTCAAAGGGGCTATTCAGCTCAAGCTCAACACTGGTATCACCACATACAAATATGTGCTGCCAGCAAAGCTTCGCTGATAGTTGAAAACTAAAATGGGCACAACAAGTGCCCCTTTTTTTGAATGGAGATTCTTGTGCCTATTGAAAATGAACGAAAACTGGTTTTGTGTGTTTCTGACCCAAGTGTGCTGCTGACAGCGTTGAAGTCACAACCCAATGTGCAAGTGTTTGATATTACACAGGGTTATATAAATGGAAGTGCAAGAATCAGGCATGTTGTGCCACATGCAGCAGGACATGAAAAATTCATCTTCACTCACAAAAGCAAGGTATTGGGATCCACGGTGGAGATTGAATGTGAGGTTTCCATCCATGATTTTCAAAAACTGTTTTTGATAGCCAAGCCCATTATCCACAAAACAAGAGTCAAATGGCAAGATGGTTTGAATACTTGGGACGTGGATTTCTTCCGTGTGCCCAAAACTGGCTCCACTTATTTTTGTATGGCTGAGGTGGAGATGCCAGAATTTGAAACTCAAACTCCAGAACCTCACAGCTTCCTAAAGCCTTATGTGGGAAAATGGGTTGATGCTGGTGACAAACGGTTCAACAACAAAAATCTTGGCAACCCACAAAAAGTATTGAAACTTTTGAAAACCATAGGCCTATGAAACGTAGACAAGAACCGCATAACTTTCCCACACTTGAATGCATTGTGTGCAAGAATTCTTGCGAGCCTTACAAAAAATACACTTGCAACAACGATGGCACAGTTGTTCATGCCCACACAGATCCTTGGCCTGAATATTTTCGTGACATTGACAATACTCGAGTTGAGTTTTGCAGCGCGCAATGTGGCTTGGAGTATTGCACCAAGAATCAATTGGTGTAGCGGTTGATTTAGCTGACTACAGCATATAATCTAAACACATAACAAAGAGAGAAATAATGACAGAACCAACTACAAGAAAAATCTACGTGACTTTTCAGCGAGAAGGTATTCACAAGTATCCAGCAGCACTTACTGATCCTGCCCTGGAGTCGGTGAGATTCTTGGGCTTTGAACATCGTCATATGTTTCATTTCAAGGTTGGAATTGGAGTCAATCACCTGGACCGAGACATTGAGTTTATCATTTTCAAGCGTTGGCTAGAAAGTCTATATGGTGATGGTGTAATTCAGCTAGACTTCAAAAGCTGCGAGATGATCGCCGAAGACCTCTACGCCCAAATCTCTTCTCGCTATCCAGGTCGTGCAGTAAGTATTGACGTTAGTGAAGATGGTGAGAACGGTGCTGTGCTAGCCTGGGACGCTGCATAACCACCAAGGATTGCTATACAAGGTATTTGAGCGCCAGGAGATCGGGCTAGGATTGTGCTGGCTCAATTATCTTGTATTGGTGATAAGACGTTACATTTTTCAATACAAAGCTTGCCAAAAATTTCTGTGTTTTGTACACTATCTCTACAAGAGAATATTTGAAGGATACAACAAAATTGCCCAATGTATTTGTATGGCCAATTGAACCATTAGACAGCCGTTATTCGGAGCAATGGTATAAGGAGATTCCCTTGCGGCTCCAAAAAATGGTGGGAAATAAGGCCACAGTTATTCAACTTGATGGGGTCCAAAACACTACAAACACCACATCTGGTGCATTTTTGAATTTCAGCGACACCAACCGATGGAAAAGCACACAACTGGTTGAGTTTCTCAACAAGCATGATGCTGGAGAAACAACTCCAAACGATGTGCATTTGTTCACTGACGCTTGGAATCCAGTGATTCTGCAAGTCAAATACATGAACGATCTCATGGGATATAATTGGAACATACAAGGGTACTGGCATGCTGGAGCATACGATCCCACTGATATACTTGGATATAAAATGAGCAAACCGTGGCCCTGGCTAGCTGAGCAAGCACTGTTTCATGCTTGCGATGAAAATTGGTATGCAACTGATTTTCACAAAAAAATGTTTTTGAAAAACTTGGGCATCAGCAGTGAGTATCACAGCAAGGCCAAAACCAGCGGGCAACCACACTCTGCTATTGTCAAACAAATGCAAGATGTTATGCTGGAGAGCAGAGAGAGGAAACAGGGCGTAATTTGGCCTCACAGATACAATCCAGATAAGCAGCCTGAAATTGCTGAAGACCTCTCCAACAGCATGAAACACCCGTGGTGTATCACACAAAAAATGAACCTCAGCAAAAGCAGCTATTATCAAAAGCTGGCAGAAAGCCAAGTGATCTTTTCTTGTAGCTTGCACGAAAATTTAGGCATCAGTGTGATGGAAGCTGTGCTTGCTGATGTGATCCCAGTGTTGCCCAATCGTTGCAGTTACAGCGAAATGTATCATCCTGATTTTCTCTATCCCAGCCAGTGGACAGAAAGTTGGGACAGTTATCAAACACACAAGCAACAGTTGCTGGAATTTATCCAGCATCGGCTAAATCATCCCAAAAAGTTCAGCAGGCAATTGGAAAAGCAAAAGAAAGTTCTGTTGCAACGATATCTGTCAGCGGATGTAATGTTTGAAAACATCGTCAATGCAGTTGCACGATCAACTCAGGTAAAGTAAGATTTGCATATTACCAGAAAGTAATTTATGCAAATCGATGCTAAATAGAGTATCTTTAAGGAGGTACTCTATTATGTTTTTTGTTTATGTTTATCTAGATCCATTATATCCTATTCACAGTGAATATGGATTATTAAAATTTGATAATTTGCCAATTTATATTGGCAAAGGTAAGGATTGGCGTCATAAGGCTCATTTACGTAAGACCGCTAATCCTATCTTTAGGAATAAAATCAAATGCTGGAAACGTAAGCAACTTGAACCAATTATTATCAAATTGCATGAAAATCTCACAGAGCAGGAAGCTTGGGATCTGGAAAAGAAATATATCTCCACTATTGGCAGACTAGATCAAGGGACAGGCCCCCTCTTGAACTTGACAGATGGCGGTGAAGGACCTGCAGGAAGAACGCCTTGGAACAAGGGTAAGCCTACAGGCTGGATAGCAAATGATGAACAACGTGCTAAAATTAGTTCTGCCAATAAGGGCAAAATTGTGTCTCCAGAAACCAGAGCCAAAATATCAGCTGGATTGAAAGGCAAACCCAAGTCAGATGAACAACGTGCTAAATTAAGTGCTGCTAACAAAGGTAAAAGTTATCATCCGCACAAAGGCAAGACTGGGGTATGGAGTGAAGAGCAACTGAACAAATGGTCAGAATCTCACAAAAAATCCTGGACTCCGGAAAGGAGAGCTGCTGCAAGTGCCAAATGGTCCGGGCGTAAACTAAGCGAAGAACATATAAGGAAAGTAGTTGAAACACGATTAGCCAATGGCTATAATCACAATGAAGAAACACGTAGGCTTATGAGCCAAAAACGCAAAGAATATTGGGAAAAGAGAAGACAAGATGCCTCCAAAAAAGACCCCTCAACAGGGAATTAAATTGACTAGCCCAAATCCACATCTTGCCAAAACCTATGATAATATGGGCGAGGTGGCTGGTAGGGATTTATGGACTAGTAATTCCGATTACGCCTGTTTTTTACCGAGTATCAGTGCAATCTATGTGCGACTGGTGAGTCAACCCAATGATCGTGTGCCCAGTGGGCTGCCAAATGGGTTGCAAGATTTGGATTTCCTGCAACCCAATACCAATCTCTTTTATTACCCCACTGCACTATACAGCAGTGGGCATAGCTATTGGGATCCAGCGCAAAGTGATATTCAAGAAGCTATGGTGCAAAAGAGAGACAAAAATGCAACAGTGATTGTGGGAGACAGTGGCGGTTATCAGATTGCCACTGGTGTTCTCAAATGGCCTTGGCAAAAGAAGGAAAACCAAACCAGCCAAGACTGGATGAAAGACAAAGACGCCATTAGGATGAAAATCCTGAGGTGGCTGGAACACAGTTGCGATTACAGCATGGTATTGGATGTTCCCACAGGCAGTTTGTTGAAGTTTGGTAATGATCCCATTACAGGCGAAAACTTACATCCTGGAGTTAAAAACTTTCGCGACTGTCTTGAAAGTAGCATGGAAAACCACGAGTTTTTCATTAGGAATAGACGTGAGGGTGATACTCAATTTTTGAACGTATTGCAAGGTCGCAATCAAGAAGAAGGTGACATTTGGTGGGACGTTGTGAAGGATCTTCCCTTTGAAACTTGGGCATTCAGTAATGTGCAAGCCAGCAATTTTGCCATCAATCTTCGACGAATTATCATAATGCGAGATGGCAAGTATTTGGATAATCGAGACTGGATCCATTATCTAGGTAACGGCAAAATCAAGGCAGGTTGTGCTCTTACAACTCTCCAACGAGTGTGGAGAAAGCACATCAACAGTAGGGCTACCTTGAGTTATGATGCTGCAAGCCCCTTTGTTAACGTTGCCAAAGGCAACATCTACTATAGTTGGGAAGTGAGTCCACAAAGCATTGCTTACAAAAACAACGCACTACCTGACAAGAAAGAGCTTAAGGGCAGTACTGAATTGTTTCAGGACTGGATCAATAGGCACAATCAAAAGCACGCTGTTCGTGAAAGCACTATTGGCAAGAGAGTTACTATTGGTGATATCTGTGTCAAAGGCTATGAAGATCTTGTTTTCAAAAAGCAAGCCTTCACTCAAAAAGAGTTGGAAAGTGAAATCTACAAGCAGAGTTTGGAAGCTGTTCACGGTGAAAAGTTTCGCTACAGTGACGAATACAAGCACTATCTTATGCATGAGCACAAGGAGCATGGCAGTGGCATGTTCGATTGGGGCAAGAAAGAGTTCCAAGAACATGAAAAGTATCAAGTCAAATGGCCCAGCAGCATGGATGGCCTCAGCTATGTGCTGGGCATGAGCCACAACGTTGAACTTCACATTGATGCCATTCAACATGCGTGTGCAATGCAAGACTTACCACAGGAGGAAAGGAAACATCACATCAGCGAAGACTTGATTGAATTTGCTGGCGGACTTTGTGAAGAAATCCTAACCAGTGAAAAGCCTATGCAACTGATTGATAAGCATGCAGCTATGTTGGCTAAAATCACAGGCATGAATGCAGACAACAACATTGTTATGGATTTTGATGAGTTTGAGTGAATCTCATTCCATATGATAGACTTTGGCCAACTCTCTGATCATACTCACTATAAGGAACAAGGAACACATACATGAGCCGCAAATTCAACATCGATGATGGCAGCAGCACAGGCTGCGAGTGCAGCATTTCACAACAGATCACACAGCGTCTACAGAAGGCAGGGCAACGCTATTTCAGCAATGACAACATCTCCAAGTTTGTGAGCGAAGGTGAAGTTGAGCTGCTGATCAACGAGGTAGCAGGCAATATGGAAGCTGTGCTTCGCAGCCTGGTGATTGATGTGGACAATGACCACAACACACAGGAAACAGCACAACGAGTGGCTAAAATGTTTGTTACTGAGATTTTCAGCGGACGCTTCTGCCCGCCGCCCAAGATCACAACATTTCCCAACAGCCAAACTTATGATGAGCTGTATGTAACTGGTCCCATTACGGTGCGCAGCACTTGTGCACATCACTTTCAGCCCATCAAGGGGCGCTGCTATATTGGTGTGTTCCCGGGAACAAATGTCATTGGTCTCAGCAAGTTCAATCGCATTGTTGACTGGATCAGCAGCCGTCCCACTATTCAAGAAGAGCTGACCGTTCAAATTGCTGATGAGATTGAACGAGTAACTGAAGCACAAGGGGTAGCAGTGCTGCTTCAAGCAGAACATGGTTGTATGACCAACCGAGGTGTAAGAGAAGAATCCTCAGATATGACAACCTCTATTATGCGCGGTGTGCTTCGAGATCATCCGCACATCAAGCAGGAGTTTTTCAACATCGTCTCAAGGATGAGTTGAGATGCAGATCAGCATTCCTCGTTATCGCGAGTGGGGCTCGTTACCAACTGATGTGAAGTCAGTGATGCTGCATAATCTGTGTGAGTTGACATTTGAACAGATGTACATTCCCACAGCACAGCGCACAGAGCCATCAGCTGAGTTTCTGCAAGCATGGTGCGAGGAAAATGTGAAACAGATTTTCTCTGCCGAAAAGTTAAACTATCAAACCTGGCGGTTTCTGTTTTGGAGCCGCGAGGACTTTGAAGTGTTTATAGATTTTTTGAAAAGCTCTGCATCATGAGCAATACCACTTTCAAAGTCAACAGCAGCGGAACAATAACAGGCGTGAATCTAGTCAATACAGGACCCGGATACACTGTTGGTAATTCTTTGAGCATACGTGTGCACCAACCAACTACCGTACTGCGAATCAACAATGACTTTGGCGAAACAATCTTCAGCATCAGCATGCAAGGTGAGGTGAAGTGGCACTTGAACAAGCCCAATGAGGGTGCATCTCGCTTGGTCAAAAGTCTGCAAAACTGCATTGACATCTCCTCTGCTGGGAAAGTGGCCTTGTCTCGAAGCTATCTTCGAGGAGTTGAAAAGTGCTTGAGGTTGGCCAAAACCATGACACATGAGGAGTTGATTGCAGCTTTGGAAACAGAAGTTCAGCACAGAGAAGGCAAGCTTACTTGGCAGGCGTTAAACAACAGTTTGGAGAATCAAAATGACACATGAAACCAGTAAAGCTGTAATGAGACGGCTTTCTGACAGCAGATTTATTACTCGTTATTTTGTTGGGGATGGCATTGACATTGGGGCTGGAGGTGATCCTATAAGCAACTACCGAGAGTTCTTTCCAGGTATGAAAACTGTTCGTGATTGGGATTTACCTGATGGTGATGCTCAATTCATGGCCAGCGTGCCCAACAACAGTTTTGATTGGGTACACAGCAGTCATTGTCTTGAACATATGCACGATCCTAAGGAAGCTTTGAAGAACTGGAGCAGGATTTTGAAGCCAGGAGGCCACATGATCCTGCTTGTTCCAGATGAAGATCTATATGAACAAGGTGTTTTTCCCAGCCGGTTCAATTGGGATCACAAAACAACCTGGACAATTCAAAAAAATCTCAGCTGGAGCCCTGTGAGTGTCAGCTGTACAAATCTATTGTCACACTTTCCAGAACTCACTATTTTGAAGCTGGAACTATTGGATGCAAGTTATCGTTATGGAGTACAGCATCAAGATCAAACTCTCACACCCATTGGCGAAAGTGCGATTGAAATCATCCTGCGGAAAAAGTGACAATTGAAAAATCAGCTGGTATAGTGTTGGGTGCACAAAAACTTCATAACTTACGCCACAGCTGGCGATATAATCTACAGCCTTTGTATTATAAAAATACTGGGCGGTGGCAACATTTACCTGAAATTGGGCTACCTTGATGAGTTTTGCAGAAATGTGTTGGGTTGGTGGAATCAGCCCCACACAGGCCGAATCTCAGAAAAAGACTACTGGAATATTCGAGAGCTTCTTCGATACCAAACTTACATAAATGAAGTTGAAATATACACCAATCAAAGAGTTGACCATGATCTAGCTCTTGAAAATTGGAAATTCATATTGCCCAAAGGCTGGCAAGGTAATCAAACACAAGCTTATGCATTGAGTTTGGGTTGGAACATGAACGATCCAGTGTTGCAAGATCAATTACTGCGTGATCCCTGGCTCTCTCCGGTGGCTCCAATTCAGATTCCCCATCGTCCTATTGTAATAAATCGCACTCCACGACATAGAGACAATTCAGCTACTGAAAAATGGCAAGACTTCATAAAACAAGGCTTGTGCAAGCGTGCTGTGTTTGTGGGCACACCACAAGAACATCAAGACTGGCAAAGAGAGTTCAATCAATCAATTGATTACTATCCCACTGTGGATTTATTGCATTTGGCTCAGGTAATACAAGGTTGTGAATTGTTCATTGGCAACCAAAGTGCGCCGCTAAGCTTGGCCATTGGTTTGGGCAAAAGCTATTGGTGTGAAAGCAATGAGGCAACAAAAACACTCACCCCACTGGGTGGGGGTGGTGACTGTTGGTTTGATCGCATAAATGGCAATTATTTTTGATTGAGCACAGTATGTATGGATTATTAGTGGTTTACGACCACAACTTCTCAGCCATTTCAAACATAACCTTGGACAAAAACAAAAAGCTATATGCTCAGAGGCACAATTATGAGATTTTTGAAAAAACCACGTGGACCAGTCACTTCAGCAGAATACACTCAGTGTTGGAAGTATTTGAAAACAATCCTTGTTTGGAATGGCTTTGGTACACTGACACAGATGTTTTGATAACCAATTTCAAGACTTCAATACAAGAAAAAACTGCACAGGCTTTGGATTTGGTGATTTCCACTGATGTAAATGGTATCAATACTGGCAGTATGTTGTTTCGAAATTCTGCCAACACCAAAAAACTCCTGCATGAACTGTTGAACCTGGAAGACCAGGCCCTGCAACACTGGGATTCAGAACAATGGGCCTTGAATCAGTTATTTGGATTTCCTGGCACTCATCATCCTCATTACCCAAGAGGACAGGATTTGAAAATTCCCAGTCCCTGGGATACGATAGCAGGGATTGTTCCACAAAGAGTGCTCAACAGTTATGACTACAATCTCTATCCGTATGTACCAAAACCGCCTTTGGACAAGTTATTGACTGATGGGTCATGGGCTCCTGGAGATTGGGTAGTGCATTTCCCTGGGGTATCTGAATCTGAGAAAATAAATTTGTGCAACAGTTGGCAATCAAAAATACTGTTGTAGTTGATAAGGACAAAAAATTGAAAATATATGATTGCTTTACTTTTTTCAATGAGTTGGATCTATTGGAGATACGACTTGAAGAACTTTGGGATACAGTGGACTACTTTGTGTTGGCTGAAGCAACAGTAACACACACAGGCTTGTTCAAACCACTGTATTTTCAACAAAATCAAAGCCGTTTTGAAAAATACAAGACCAAAATTCGCCACATCGTTGTGGAAAGCATGCCGGGTGGAGAACATAACCTTTGGGGCAGAGAAAATTATCAACGCCAGTGTTTGGGCCAAGGGCTTTGGGATAAAAGTCCTGAGGACCTCATTATTGTAACCGATGTTGATGAAGTCCCTAGAGCAAGTGTTGTAGAACAACTGAAGCACGATCAGTCACATACTCGATGGATTTTATTTGCTCCGCAGTATTTGTATAAGTTGAATTACTTGAGAGTCAAAACCACGAATGGTGTGGCGTGGCAAGCTGGACCCAGCATTATTGTCACAAAAAGCAGTGAATTCACTGACGCCCAAACTGAGCGCAGTTTTACATTTCCTTGGGTCTCTTTGCCCGAAAACACTGCATTTATTGCTCATGGAGGCTGGCATTGGAGCTCATTGGGAGACAATCAGCACTGTATTCAAAAAATTCACAGCTTCGTTCATTCCAATGAAAATGTGCCTGAAATAGTCAACAATTTCAATATTGAACAATTTATTGCCAACAAAGGTAGTCATCATGCCCCAGGAGAGTTTTTTGAAACAGTAGCCTTGGACGATTATTTTCCACAGTATGTGCAACAAAATAAGCAGAAGTTATCCAACCATCTTGCTGAAAGCTATGGCTTGGGAACAGCTGACATTTACCCCTTAGACACACAACACACTTACAGAACATAAAAGGAGCAGTTTCCATGGACATGAGTCTTGAACAAATGCTGCAACAAACTGGAAAACGGCAGGCCAGTTTTGAAATCATGATAAATCATTTGAAACAAACTCCCAATCCCTTGATTGTGGAAACTGGATGCAGCAGAAGCCTACAGCATGGTTTTCACGGAGATGGTTTCAGTACCATTATTTTTGACAAATATGTGGAAACGCATTCAGGTCAATTGCTGACTGTGGATTTGGACGAAAATCATGTGAATTTCTCAAGATCGCAAGTGTCACAAAACACACAAATTTTTTGTCAAGACAGCGTCACATGGCTTCATGATTTGAACCAAACCTTGCTCAGAGAAAACAAAAAGATCAATCTGCTTTACCTTGACAGTTTTGATTTTTATCCACACGACCCGCATCCCAGCAGCTTTCATCATATGAAGGAGTTGACTGCCATATGGCCTTGCCTAAGTCCAGGTACTATGATTGCAATTGATGACAATTTTGGTGATGCCACAACTCGGATAGGTAAAGGCAAATATGTGGAAGAGTTCTTGCAAAACATTCGGATACCTCTTGTATATGATGGCTATCAACTAGTTTGGTTGTTGTGAATCACCTTTCCTTGACTTGTTTGATTGCCTGCAACAAAATAGCTGGAAATAGGAGATTTGTGGATGTTTGGACGTAATTCTATTGTCGGAGAGAAGTATTTCAAAGACGCAGAAAACAAGCTTTTTGTTACTAGTGCTTTCTACACCTTGCAGGGTGAAGGACCTTATCGGGGTGAGCCTGCCATGTTTGTGCGTTTGGCCAAGTGCAATCTTGCTTGCAGCTTCTGCGATACCTTTTTCGACGATGGCGATTGGATGACAATAGCTGACTTGGACACAAAGATCTCCAAGACCATCTCTCAACATTTTGATGGAGCTGTTCCACTTTGGGCTGATGTGGCCTATGGTGGGCCTGGCAGCGATCCTGTGAAAAAGCGCAATATGGTGCTGGTGCTGACTGGTGGTGAGCCAATGCTGCAAAAAAACATTGTACCATTTTTGGAGCACATGAACACACAGTTTGCTAAAACACAAATTGAAAGCAATGGAACCATTGTGCAAAACATTCCGCGCGAGACTACATTGGTGGTGAGTCCCAAGTGCAGTGAGAAAAATGGTCGGGCTGTGAAGTATCTTGAGCCGCGTCCCGAGATGCTGACACGAGCAGACTGTTTGAAGTTTGTGATGAGTGCAGACCCAGACACACCCTACAACACTGTTCCTGAGTGGGCACACAAGTGGACCCAGGAGACGGGCAAGCCAGTGTTTGTGAGTCCCATGAATGTCTACAACGATCTACCACAAAAAAGCAAACAACTTCGCGCAGAAAAAAATCAAATATCCATGGATGAGCGGAGCACTGTTGATGAGGTAATCAGTTTTTGGCAAGAGGGGCTGTTGAATATGAAGGCCAATCAAGCCAATCATGAATACGCTGGGAGATATGCTGCAAAACATGGCTTTACTCTCAATTTACAAATTCATCTTTTCTGCTCATTGGCATAGCACACATAAGGCCTAATCATGATCAAAATCATTTCACATACACTCAAGATTGATGAACAAACTTTTTCGCCAGAGCTTGAAGTTGTTCTCCGACTACCAATGGAACCAACACAAGATCAAATGGCTATTGACTGTGAATTTTATGAAAAGTTTGGGCGCGAGTTTTTCTCTACCCTGGAACAAAAAAGAAACTCATGAGCATCCCAGTAAGATTCAATTGGTATTCAGAGAGTGGAGAACTATTGGTGGAGAATCGAGGATTCTTCACCATCAGCTATGGACAGGATCCTACCAATCTCTCCACGCTGGCCAAGCGTGTAGTTGAATCCCCAATCTCTGAGCATCAAAAATACATCCATC